TTTCCTCTGGTAACTCCAACTCTAAGTCTGCTTGGATGTGGCTCAAGAAGAACGGCACGACTAATATCGGCTCCAGCACGGCAGTCGGTTCGCTAAAGGATAGTGGTGGTTACACTGTTCTTGCCATCAACGACTTCGTGTCACTGGCTGCTGGTGATTACGTTGAGTTGTTCTGGGCCGTTGACGACACTGGATTGCAGCCGACTAATGTAGCTGCAACCGCATTTGCGCCGTCTGCTCCAACAGCCCATGTGGCAGTGACACAGGTGCAGCAGTAATGGGCTGTCAATCTCTTTTATTTTGTGCTAAAACGACGAGAATTGGTGGCACGGCCACTCGGGGGCTATAATGGCAACTACAACAACTACGACAACACAGGCGCTCAATCCTTTTATTCAGGATATTCTGACGCGCAACTACACGGCAGCGCAGCAAGTTGCCAATATCCCGTATCAAGCATACGGTGGTCCTCGTATCGCGCAGTTCCGGCCTGCCGAGCAACAAGCCTTTAACGTTGCAACGCAAGCCGCAACCAATCAGATTGGTACGCCGGAACTTGGTGTCGCTACACAAACCGCACGTAACGTAGCTGGCTACAGCCCCCAGCAATTCCAGCAAGACGTTACTGGTTTCATGTCGCCGTTCCAATCGAACGTCGTCAATGCGACGATGGCCCGGTTGGCGCAGGCGCGTGCAGAGCGTGACGCTGCGACCAAGGCTCAGATGGCAGCTTCGCGGGCATTTGGTAACGAACGTCGTGGCGTATATGAAGCGCAGCTTGCAGCCGAGCAAGACCTTAACACGGCGCAGACGCTGGCTAATCTCTACAATCAAGGCTTTACGCAAGCCTCTGGTTTGGCGCAGGCTCTTCCGGGCCAGCGACTTGCGGGTGCGCAAGCATTGGCTGGATACGGCCAACAGGCGCTCGGCAATCAGCAGGCTTACGCAGCTATGCTTCAAGGCGTCGGCCAGACGCAGCGCGACATGGCTCAGCGCAATCTTGACCTTGCCTACCAAGACTTCATCGCGCAACGTAGCTTTCCGCAGCAGCAGCTTCAGACGCTGTTGTCTGGTGCGGCTGGGCTTCCGTCGCCGATCTCGCAAACGACAACTGCACCGGGCCAGTCCACGTTAGGCCAGATTGGTTCTGCGGCTTCAGCAATCGGCAGCATTCTCGATCTGTTTAAGAAGGGTGGCTAATAATGGCTATGTCCCCTATGGAAATTCTTATGCAGGCAGCGCGGGTCGATAAGACACCGCGTACTGGTGCAATGCCTTCACCTAATGTCACACCGCCCATGCCGGTTCCAACTGCCGCTCCGATGGCGCAAGTAACTCCGCAGCTTTCTCCGACTGCGCAATATATTCAGGATATGCAGACATTGCTTCGCGGCGGTATTGGCAAGCTGTCAACCGGCGAGAAGATCGGCGCGCTCGGCCAAATCCTGCAAGCCGCTGGTAGCCGTGGCGCAGCAGACCCCGGCGCTGTTCTTCAGAATGTGCGTCAACAGCAAATGCAGAAGCTGAACGCACAGTTCCAAATTGCGCAGATGCAACAGAAGGCCGAGCAAGACGCCAAGAAGCGTGCGTTTATTCAGCAGTACGCTTCGGCATTGCCGGAAGAAAAGCGCGGCGTTCTTCAAAACGCAGACACGGACGAAGCGTTTAAGATTGTTCAGGAAGAAGCCTTCCGTCAAAAGCAAGTCTTCAACCGTGACCGTGATCCAGTAACGGGCAATGTGCGTCTGACATTCGGCGATGGCTCAATCGTTGTGACCGATGAGAAGATGCCTGCCAAGACCCGTGAGATTGACGTGGGCGACGCGGTTGAAATTCGTAACGAAGATACGAATGAACTGGTTCTGACTATCCCGAAGAAGATGACGCCGTTCCAAGCGCAGAGCCTTGCGCTTGATAAAGCCCGGTTTGCTCGTGGTGATGGTCGCGGTGATGGCGGCAGCGCGCCGTCGTATCAGTTCCGCGAAGTTGAAGGCGGCGATATTGTCGCGTTCGATCCCAAGAACCCAACACGGCAGATCAAGACCGGCCAGAGAGCGCCGTCACCCACCAATATCTTTGGTGGAATTTTTCCTCCAAAAACCGGCGTACCACTTATCCGCAAATAGGATTGTAAATGGCTGAGACAAAGCCGAAAGGCGATCCAGTATTCCTGACAATCGCCGGGGAGAAGGTAACTCTTCCCGGCGTTACGTCGTTGAACACCGACGATGAACTATCCGCTGCGGCTAATGACTGGATCGCGAAAAACTATAAGGGGCCGGAGATCGGTGCGCCTATTGTTTTCCGCACTCCGAAGATGGACGAGAAGGGTGGCTTTGCACCCGGCGAAGAGATCGTGGTTCGTGCGGAACAAACCCGTCCGTTCGAACAACCGCTTCTTGGTGCGGCAGCAGAAGCGGCCAATCAAGTAATTGGTGAACAGCTTGGCTTTGATCCGTCAACGATAGCCGCGCTTTCTCCCGACCAAAGCATCATCCCGCAATTCAACCGCAACTTGCTTCAGACTGCGCAGCCTGTTGCGCGGGCATTGGAAGCGGCAAGCGCCGCGCCTACTGCTGCGCTCAGCGGGCTTGCGCAGCTTGCCTATAATTTAGGGATTACCAACGAAGACCCACGTCGCACGGCTGCGGCTGCCGAAGAAGCAATCAACGTCGGCCTTCTTCCGCTTGGAACTATGACCGGTCCGCGCATTCCAACAGCGCGTGACCTGACACGCGGCGTAGAACTTCCCGCTCCGATGCGGACGATTGCGGAACCAACGCCAGAAGTTCCCACGATCCCACGCTCTATTGCAAAGCCCAAGCCGGTTGAAGTACTGGAAGTTCCCGTAGCCGAGTTGCCCCCGTCTACACCAGCAACAGGCAAGCCTGCGCTGGCTGCGATGGAAGCCAAAGGCCAGACAACTCCGCTACCGGAATTGAAGATCAGCGATAAAGTGGCGAACTTTGCGTCGGATTACGTAAATCTTGGCGGGCTTCAACGCCCCGCCGATATGCCGTTCTCTGAGTTTTTCTATCGCCATTTCAAGGCAGGCACATTGCCGGAAGAACAGGTGGCCGATCTCGTTAAGAAATATGATCTTAACGATCAGGACTTGTTTGAACTTGTTACAGGTACACGCCAAGGTCTAGGCGATGCGGCCCGTGTCATGCAGCGTTTCAGCATTGCCAGCCGCTATGTCCCCAAGGAAGCAGCCGACATTGCGAAACTTGGCCTTGAGCAATCAGATGATCTAGGTTTCTGGAAGCGGTTTACGAACGCATATCGCGGCGCGCTTGTGTCCAATGTCGCAACGACGATGCGTAACAACATCTCTACACTAGTTCGCGTGCCTATCGACGTTGCAGTCAATTTGACCGATACCGCAATCAACGCGGCGCTCAATCCGTTCCGTGCCGAAAAGGTTGGCGTTAATCCGATGGATGCGTTCGCCATGATTACGGATCGGTTTAAGCCCGCGCAGAACCAGAAGTTCTATGAGAACCTTCGCAATGTGCAGCCCGAAATAAATAAGGAACTGGCGGCTACATACGCTTCAGACGTTGCCCGCGTAACCAAGAAAGATGCGTTTGCTAAAGTCGAGAAGGCTGTGGACGTGGCTAACTTGCTTGGCCGCGTGTCTGAAACGGCTACACGTAAAGCTGTGCTGCCTGTTATGCTGCGCCGGGAAGCGACTAAGCGTGGCTTGAACTTTGATGAACTCGTGCAGAATGAAACGCTAAACCTTATCCCGCAAGAAGGATGGACTAAGGCGCTCGACGATACGCTTGGATTTACCTATTCTGCCCGATCAGCGGTAGCTGATGGCGTTAGTAAAATCCTTGATAAGATGGGTAAGGTCGGCACGGTGGCGCGTGTTGTCGGTACAACGGTGATCCCGTTCCCGCGCTTCATGATGAACGCCATGAAGTTCCAGTTTGACTATAGCCCGGCTGGCTTCACTAAACTTCTATCAAAGACGGAACTCGATAAAATTGCCAAGGGCGAAGTATCTACTTTGTCGAAGGCCATGATCGGCTCGTCTCTGCTCTATGGTGCGTATCAATTCCGCAACAGCGAAAACGCTGGCGAGAAATGGTACGAAGGTAAGTTGGAAGATGGCCGAGTAGTTGATCTTCGTCCATATTTCCCTGCCGCTCCGTATCTACTTGTGGCCGATATTATTAAGCGCGCTCAAGATGGGACGCTCGATCAGGCGTTTGAGACGAAGGACATTCTTCAGGGCTTGACCGGCGCGCAGTTCCGCGCAGGCACGGGTCTTTATGTAACCGACCAGTTGCTCAAGGATTTGTCCGGTGCAAGTGGTAATCTCGACAAGGCCAAGTCGATTGCGTCGAATTGGTTGGCGGATGTTGGTGCTGGTTTCTTGACGCCGTTCCAGCAATTCAAAGATTTCTACGCGCAGTATAACCCTGAAGAAGCAGTATTCCGCGACGCCAAGGAAAGCCCGCTTGGCACATTGCTTCGTCCAGTTCCCGGCGCGCAGCAGGCCCTCGGTATACCAGCCGCAGAAAGCCCGACACGCGAAGGGCCGATGACAACTGAAAGCCCTGCATTGCGCCAGCTTCTTGGTGCAACAATTCGCCCGGCTAAGAATATTGTTGAAAGCGAATTGGATCGTCTTGGTCTGACTTCGTATGACGTTGGTTCGAAGACGGGTGAAGTTGCGATTGATCGCCTTATCAACCGTGATCTCGGTATCATTGCCGAGCGCGGGATCGTACCGTTGTTGCAATCTCCTCAGTATCAGCAGCTTGACGATGTTCGTAAGTCGGCTGCAATCAAAGAGATTTACGCTAAGGCGCGTGAAGCGGCGACAGCTAAGTTCACCGCCGAGAACCCAGAACTGGCTTTGCTTCGTCGTTTCAAGACCATGAAGCGCGAAGAAAAGATTATGTTAAACCAGCAAGTCGAAGCCAGCACTGGCATGAAGGCGGACGAATTGCTGCGTCAACTCAGCAAAGCGCCGCTCATCAAGAGCCAAGAACAATACGACGCACTTCCGAACGGTACGCAGTACACCGATCCCGGCGACTACAAAGTCTACACGAAAGGCGAGTAATGGCGAAGAAGACGACGGTAAAAGAGAAGGCATGGAAGCCTCAGCCGAAAGCAAAGCGTCGGCATAAACCCGTCGGTCTTCGCCACAGAAAGTCACTTGGTCCTCGCAGTAACTTGCGCACCAGCTTCTAATACTATACAGATAGCCCATGAAGTTCATGGGCATAGACCCCGGCGCGTTCGGGGCTGTCGCTATTCTTGATAAGGATAGTCGAGAACTCGTCATCATTGATATGCCGACCATCAAGGTGAAGCGCGGGCCGCGTGTCGTCAATCAGGTTGACGCGCATTTGCTGGCGGATGCTATGCGGTTACATGTAACCAGTGATACCCAAGCCCTTATAGAAAAAGTCCACGCCATGCCGGGCCAAGGCGTGTCGTCGATGTTCTCGTTTGGCCGTGCTGCCGGTATTATCGAAGGCGTACTTGCTGGCCTCTCTGTTCCTTTTGAGTTGATCCCGCCTGCAACTTGGACTAAATCTATGCGGACGTTCGGAGGGAAGGACGGCAGTCGGCAGCGGGCACAAGAATTGTTCCCCGACTACGCGCATCTCTTCGCACGTAAGAAGGACGACGGACGGGCCGAGGCTGCGCTTTTGGCCTGCTATGCCGCCGAGAGGGAAGAAGATGGACCACCTGTTCGAGTATCAAAAGGTCGGCGCAGACTTTCTCTGTGACCACCCTGCCGCGTTCCTCGCGGATGAACAAGGCTTAGGCAAAACTCTACAAGTCATCGCGGCCTGCGATAAGTTGGGCCTGACAAAAGTTGTCGTGGTTTGCCCGGCCATTGCCAAGATCAATTGGCGGCGTGAGTTTGAGAAGTGGGGTAAGATTGAGCGTACCGTTCTGGTCTTCTCATATGATAAGATCACGCAATCAAAGGAAACGCGCAATGAAATCGCAAAGCTGGAACCGGACGTTATCGTCATTGATGAAGCGCATTATCTCAAGAACCGTACTGCTAAGCGCACAAAGTATTTATATGGTCAGTTCTGTCGCGGGGATGGCCTCGTTCGTTTTGCTGATCGTGTGTGGCTTCTTAGTGGCACTCCCATTCCTAACAATGTCAGCGATTTCTGGACGCATCTTAAAGCGATTTGGCAGTACCCTTTAAACTTCACTGACTTTACGACGTATTTCTGCAAGACTTGGAACGGCCAGTTTGGGCTACAAGTTCTCGGCAATAAGGCCGAGCGCATGGGCGAGTTTAAAACCGTCCTCAAGTCGATCATGCTGCGCCGTAAATCGGAAGTCGTGCTGAAAGATTTGCCGCCAATCTGGTGGCAAGATACACCCATTGAAGTTGATAACTGGAACGACGCCAAGCACATTGACGATCCGAAGGAAGCGCAAGCCGTCGAGATGATCTTGACGCATTCCCTTACAAATCAGGACTTGTCTTCCGAGATTGAGAGCATCGCACCTCACATCGCTTCACTACGTCGCTTGACTGGGGTAGCCAAGGCAGCGCCCGTCGCTACCCAAATAGCGGGCGAGTTGGCCGATGATGCCTACGACAAGATAGTCATCTTCGCCTACCATACCGATGTGATCCAGACGCTTTACGATAAGCTAAAAGACTATCACCCGGTGGTAGTTGCAGGCGGAATGAGCCAAGCAGAGCGTCAAGCGTCACTTGACGCTTTACAGGAAGACCCGAAAGTGCGCGTCTTCATCGGCCAGATAACAGCCTGTTCGACGGCGGTTACGTTAACCGCTGCAAATCAGGTGGCGTTCGTGGAGATGGATTGGGTTCCGGCAACGAACGCGCAGGCGGCTAAGCGTTGTCACCGTATCGGCCAGATCAAGCCCGTCATTGTGCGGACCTTCGGCCTTGTTAATTCTGT